ATGAGACAGCAAAAGAAAGACAGCGGTCAAGCGATAACGCAGAGGGGATACACACCGTTGAAGTCGTAGTATATATAGCGCAAGCAGACATTGGGTTTGTGCCGCGAAAGAACCACAATATTGAAATAGATATTGCTGGGGAGATAATGATTTACACCATATTAAAATCGGATTACGAAGACGGGGAAATTATACTGGAACTGGGGGCATTTGATGAATGATAGAAATAACTTCTGAAACCATTGAAAGAGTGGAAACCTTACTATCTGGTATCCCAAAAGGTGCGGAACGGGCGTTTTCTAATTCGATTAACCGTGGATTGTCGAGAGTAAAAACAACGGCAATGAAACAGGTAAAACAGGTATACGCAGTTCAAAGCAGCGCATTAACAGCCGCAACCACAACAAGAATAAGTAAAGCCAGCACGGGAAATATTGCTGGCTATGTTTCTTTTTCTGGCTTTAAATTACCTCTTTATAAATTTAATGTCACACCGAAGAAGTCGGGAACCGGAAAACAGGTGACAGCTTCCGTCATGAAAAACGGTGGAACAACTTTTGAAGACGCCTTTGTTGCCGAAATGAAAAGCGGTCACATGGGCGTATTCGAAAGGAGCGGAAGAAAAAGACTGCCAGTAGAAGAAATCATGGGTCTTTCCGCTGCACAGATGGTGGGAAGCGCTGCTGTAATTGAGGAACTGGAAAAAGAAGCGCAAAAGGTTGTTGATGAAAGACTGTCACATGAAATTGACAGGATTTTAAATGGTTTTGGAGGTTAAGGCATGACACCTATTATTTTACTGGATCGTCTGGAAGAGTTTATAAAAGTGGTCACAAAAGATATTATGCTGCAAGTTAGGATCAGAAACCAAAGCCCAGAGGAAGAAAAGGAACGTGCAGCAGTGGTATATAAAATGCGCGTTCCAACAAAAGAAGACCAGACACAAAAAGTCCCTTATATTTTGTTACAGATACTAACCGGGAAAGACGACAAAAAGGAAAGGGAGCCGGAAGAAAGTAGCTGTCAAATACGAATAGTTGTAACAACGTATTCCGAAGACAGCGGGATTGGGGCATATGACGTGCTGAATGTGATATTGCGTATCAGAAGCGAACTTGAAAAAGCGGGGATAATTGCTGGTCAATTTGTACTTCAAATGCCACTTGAATACATTGTTTACCCGGACAATACACCGCCTTATTACGTAGGAGAAATGATAACTAACTGGTCTATGCCAACAATCAAAAGGGAGGTAGAAGAAATATGGCAGGAAAAATAGCTATAAGCGCCAAAGAACAGGAAAAAGAAGTGCAGACGGTAGAAAATACCACTGAAACAGAAAAAACCGAAAATGGGGCAAATACGGACGCCACAGAAGCAAAAGAAACAGGCTGCCTTGTGTATATTGGACCAACATTACCAGCAGGACAGTTAAAATGCAATAAAATCTTTTGCGGAACAGCAGAAGAGATCAAGAAAGAATTGCAGCTGGTTCTTGAGAAATACCCGCTGGTAGAAAAAATGCTTGTCCCGGTGTCGGAATTAGCAGTTAAAAAAGATAAAGTCAAGACCGCAGGAAACATTTTGAACAAATATTATTCAGATCTTGTTTCTGCTGCTGCGGCAACAAAGGAGGTTTAAAAGATGGCAACTATTACACATGGCGTTAGCACGTCAAAGGAAGCAACAAGCATTTCGACGCCTGTTACAGCAGCAAGCGGTATTATTTTTGCTGTAGGAACAGCCCCGGTACAGACTAACGGCGGAAAGGTGAATGAAGTTATCATGTGCAACACATACAGAGAAGCTGTGGAAGCCGTTGGATATTCTGACGACTGGGGGAAATACGGATTGTGTGAACTGATTTATTCAGCTTTTGTTTTGTATCAGATAGCCCCGATTTTCATTGTCAATGTGCTTGACCCGGAAGTACATAAAACGGCAATAGAAGCAGCAGGAAAACAGGTGACTGACAATCAAGTTAAATTACCGCTTGAAGCAATAGCTGACAGCGTAACGGTGACAGGTAAGGTAAAAGGAACGGACTTTGAAGTGTTATATGATGATAACAACTGTATTGTTGAATTTACCGTGGATACAACGGGAACTGTACAGATAGGATACGATTCAGTTGATACAACGAAAGTGACCAAAACTGATATTGTCGGGGGCTATACGGTGTCTACACATAAAACAACTGGTCTTGAACTGATTGACAGTGTGTTTCCAAAGTACACAACGGTTCCAGACCTTATTTTGTGTCCAAATTGGTCACATGACAGTGAAGTTGCTGCGGTTATGGCAGCAAAGGGCGAAAACATCAACGGAATTTTTGAAGCGGACGCAATTCTTGACGTTGATACAACCTCTTCTGGTGCTACATATTACACAGATGTTCCAGCCTGGAAGAAAACCAAAAACTACATGAAGAAAAATGAACTGGTATGCTTCCCTAAACTGAAATTGGGTGACAGACAATTCAATTATTCTTCACAGCTTGCCGGGCTGATAGCAGCAACGGACAACGACAATAGTTTAGGCGGCGGGACACCATGCGAAAGTGCTTCTAACAAGTCGCTACAAGCTGATAGCATGGTGATTTCAGATGGAACGGAAGTGGTGCTTGACTTGCAGCAAGCAAACTTCCTAAACGACAACGGAGTTATTACGGCGTTGAACTTTTACAATGGCTTTGTCAGCTGGGGGAATTATACAGCTTGCTACCCGGCGAACACGGACCCGGCAGACTATTTCTATTGCATTTCAAGAATGTTCAAGTGGGTTGCTAAAACCGTGATTTTGTCTTATTGGTCATATGTAGACAAAAAAATGACAAGACGGCTAATTGACGCAATTCTGCAAGGTGTGAATGACTGGTTAAATGGACTTACGGCAGAAGAAAAAATACTGGGGGGACGTGTTGAGTTAAAAGAAGAGGAAAACACGCTGACAGCTTTAATGTCTGGTAAAGCAAAATTCCATATCTACATTACGCCGCCCAGCCCATTACAGAAACTTGAATATGTATTAGAATACGACATTTCCTATTTATCGGAAATGTTAGCAGCATAAGGAGGGATAACAGATGGCAAAGCATGACGAAGTAGTTGTAAACTACGCCATATATGAGGATGCCGTGGAATATCTGGGAACAACAGAAGTGTCATTGCCAGACCTTGAATATATGACACAGGAAATTCAAGGTGCCGGAATTGCTGGAACCATTGAAGAAGTAATTCTGGGGCATTTAGCAGCAATGACAACCACATTTTCTTTCAGAACTGTCACAGAAGCAGCAATAAAACTCATGGAACCCAGAACACACAAGATTGATTTAAGGGTTGCACAGCAGGGACTTGACACAAGGACCAGCCAAACAGAAGTAAAGCCAGTTAAACATATTTTGAAAGTGAAACCGAAAAAAACGGCACTTGGGAAATTGGCGGTAGCTTCTGCGGCTGACGTAAGCGGTGAGTATGCGACGTCTTATTACGCATTGTATATTGATGGTACAAAGGTAACAGAAATTGACCCATTAAACTTTATTTGCATTATTAATGGCACAGATTACTTGAAGCAGGTAAGAAAAGCATTAGGAAAATAAAAGAAGCCAGCAGCCAGCGGGAAAACCGCTGGTTTTTGCTTGCTATATTAAAATTTAGGAGGAAAAAACCATGGAAGATATAACAAATAATGCAGTAGTAACTAACAAAGAGGAATTAAAGGAAGCACAGGCAGCAGGCGTGGTGAACTTGGAAGAAAAAAAGGAAGAAAAAGAAAAAAGCAAGAACTACACTCACACGTTTAAAAATCCAGTAAAGATTGAGGAAAAAGAGTACAAGACTCTTACATTCTATTTTGAAAAGCTGACTGGTAACGACATAGAAGCAATCGAAGCGGAGTTGCAGGATCAGAACAAATATGTACTTTCTCCTGAAATTTCTTCTGTATTCCAGTCAATGCTTGCGGCAAGGGCAGCAGGAGTGGCTTCTGATGAAATCAAGCGTCTTCCGGTAGCGGATTACATGAAGATTAAAAATAAAGCAAGGGATTTTTTAGTGGCTGCGGGTTATTAAAAGTTAAAAATCCCGCAAAGTTCATACGCAAACAGATATACAGGTTAGCAAGGGCTTCACATACGCCCGTCCCTTATTGGCTGGGGCTTCCTATACGTGAACTGTTCCGCTGGATTGAAAGCGTGAATGAAGTTGAATC